CTCTCTCCTCGTCGTGAAAGCTCCTCTCCCGCCCGCGGGAAAGGACAGCCGCCGCGGGCGGCAGTGAGGACCCGTTCAGGCCCCTGGATATCTCGTCAGCAGGTCGATCCCCGGCAGATGCGGCTCGCCCCTGAAGTTCCGCGCATTGGCGAACCGCCCCAGGCACGTCTCCAATCGGCGGTCGCAGCCTTCGCGAAGCTCCACCAGGTCGCCCGCCTCGGGCTCGAACGCCGGCGCCTCGCGCAGCGTCAGCTGGTCGCCGAGCGATGTGCGGACCTGACTCTCCAGACCGCTGTTCCGCCCCCCGATCCACCGCACGCGTCCATAGCCATAAGCGTTGGCCGTCTGCTCGGGGACATCCACCACCAGCACCCGCTCGTCCTCCAGCGCCACCACCCGCACCAGCCGTACCCGCCCGGCCATGTCCACCCGGCACCTCTTGTCGCCCAGGCTGGCGCGGCATTCGGGCGAGGTCTGCTCCACCACCGGCCGCTCCAGCACTGTGCTGGGTCCCTTCAACTCCGCCTCGAACCCTTCGCCGCTGAGGCTCACCTCGCCGAGCTCCCCGCGCGCGACGTGCAGCACCTCCGCCCCGGGTGCGCTCCAGTCGGTCATGAAGATGGCCAGGCGCGCCCTGTCCCAGCGCCCGGCCTTGAGGTCCTGCGCCGTGACGGCGTCGCTGGTCAGCGCCCCCTTGATGTCGACGCTGTCCGCATCGAACCCGTCGGAAACGCTCACTGCGGAGGGCAGCATCCCCGGCGCCGCCCGGTACACCAGTCCACCGATCGTCAGGTCCCGATCATGGGTCGTAAAGCCGAGCCCCACCCCGTCCCGCCGCTCCAGCCGCCAGCACAGGGCGGCGGTGGTCAGCTCATGCTGAAGAAACTCCGCCACTCCCACCTCCGTCGCACTGGATCTGATGCAGCATCCAGCTTCTTCTCTTGACCTGCTGTGCAGCCTAAACCGCTGCCATGCCTCGGCTTGAGACCTGGCTGCAAAAGCACCTGATGCCGCTCCTCGAGCGGCCTCACTGCTAATCCCCGCGCTGAGCCTAATGACCGCACTGCCGCGCGAGACCGAAGTGCTCGGGGGCTTCATCAACGGGTGGGTTATTATCGCAACCGCGGCCGCAGGATTGGCGAGCCTGGTCGTCGCTTTCATGAACTGGAAATTGGGACGCTCCGATTGCCGTCCGCGATTGTTCTTGGCCCGTTTCGGGCTCCAACTGCATATCCTACTTCGGAGACGCTAGCTCTCGCGCACCTCCACCAGCGGCACGCTTGCCGCCTCGCCCGCCATGAATGTGGCGCGGCTGACCTGCAACCGGTCCTCCTCGAAGCGCACCGGCACGTCGAACCGGAAGCCGGCGCGCACCTCGTCCCCATCTGCCGGCGGCACCGCGAACGACACCACACCCTTCGGCCCCAGCGACCAGCCGCCGATCCGCTCCATCCCGTCGACCGACACCCGCACGCTCGCCGCCGCCGGCCGGGTGATCCGCCGCTCCTGCCCGTCATAATCCTTCACCAGCGCGAAGTCGGTGCGCACCCCGTCGCCAATGCCGATCAGCTGGTCCGCCGGCCCGGCTCTGCGGTCATGCCGTTCGAGCTGTCGTCGAAGGGGTCGCGGAACCGGAACGCCTTGGCCGCCCCGCGCCGCGCTCGGAAAAAGGCGATCAGCTCGCCAAGCTCCGCTTCTCCGCGCACCCCCGGCCCGGCATCGAACCGCATCCTGGCATCGGCCCAGTCCGCATTGCGCTGCTCCCCGCCGCCCGCGGTCGCGACGATCGCGGTCGAGAAGCCGGGCTCCACGCTCGCCTCCCGCCCGATCGCGATCGGGAACAGCACGTCGTCAAATGCCTCCACTGCAACCTCCTCGCCAAACCAGACAAACCCGTCCCGCATCGCCTGCGGCAGCGCCCAGACGAACACCTCCGCCGCGCCGCGCGCGAAGCCATGCTGAGCCGCCGCCGCGACCGCGGTCCATCGGTCCTTGTCCTCCGGCCTCGGCACGAACCCGGCAAGATAATGCTGGCGATCGGCGGGGTAGGCCAGCCGCGCGGCCGCTTCGGCGACACCCCGCCGGGTCGCCCCGTGCGCGCCGGCAGCGGCCCAGTCATAATCTTCCAGCTGCAGCACATCGAATGCGGGCGCCGCCCACCCGGCCGGCAGGTTGGCCCGCTTCAGCTCCGGCGCGTCTGTGTCCAGCACCGTCGGCAGATAGGCCAGCAGCAAGGTCTGCGCGTCCGCCGCCACCGCCTTGACGACCGCGCACAGCGCTGCCGTGGATTGCGCCAGTATCGCGCCCGCCGCATCCAGCGTCGCCTCCTGCGCTTCGTTCAGCGGCCCCCGCACGTTGGCGATCGCCACCGGCGCGAGGTCCCCCAGCGCTGCATCGTCATAAAGGCAGATGCGCCCATCCGAAGTCACCCACCACCAGGGCTCCCCCACCTGGAACCGCACGCGCAGCCCCGCCTCGCTCGCAATCCCGGCAAAGGCGGCCGCCACCTCCTGCAGATAAGCCATCGCCTCGGCATTGGCCGGCGACAGCAGGGCCGAAGGCGGCTCCCAGCCCGTGAGCGCCGGCGACCCGTCGGCCGCCCTTTGCTTCCACCCCTGCGGGCAATGCTGGTCAAGCAGCTCGTAAGAAAGGGACCAGATCGGCTCGTAGCCGAGTGCCTTCGCCCGCTCCGCAAAGTCGCGGTGCCAGGCGGCGCACGGTCCGTTCAGCGGCTGCGATGCATCCACTTTCCCATCCGCGCCCAGGCGGAAATAATGGCTCATCCCGACATAATGGTTGATCGCCTCGCGATAGCCGAGCCGGAGGCAGTTGCGCAGCACCCGCTCCGGCGTCAGGTGATAGAGATCGTCATAGCCGGTCGCGATCCGCAGCCGATGTTCGGGCACAAGCGTGTCCCCGAGGCTCAGCACCGATCCCGATCCCTCGCAGGCAATCTGCGACAGCTCCGCCCATCCCTCTGCCGGGGCGGCCAGCGACAGGTCCGAAGCGGTGTAGCCCGGCGCCACCAGCGACACGAACATGCGATCCACGTCCCCCGCATAAACTGGATCGTCGCCCGTCCACCCGCCGGCCAGCGACCCGAAGTCAAGGCTCACCGCCGCATCCTCCGGCGATCCGCTCGCATGATTCCACAGCCGCACCAGCCAGGTGCGCGGCTCCCCCGCCTGGTCGCGCCCCTCGATCGTCAGGGTGGGCCCGTGCAGCGCGTCCAGCGCCTTCACCCCCGCCGACCGCCAGCGGAAGCTCAGCCGGCATCGCCTGAAGTCGCGGCTCGTCTCGTAGCGCAGCAGCACGTGATCGTGCCGGTCCTCCGCCGCCCAGATCAGCCCCGCCAGATCGTCCTGCCGGTAGAACAGACACTCCACCCGCACCGCATCCGGCGCGACCGTGCGCGCGCAGGCCATCATCGGGCGTGGAAAATCCACCGACCAGAACCCGGCGGCGAACCGCTTCACGAACCCGTCCCGCCGCCCGGCACCCGAGGGTGCAAGCCAATGAGGCATTGCTTGATCCTTTCAACTCGGGTTGGATCATCGCCGCCGCGCAAGGGGGCTCACAGTGAGCGCATGTCCATTCTGCAGAGGAACCGTTACCCCGGAGACCGGACGCTGCTCTCTGTGCGGACGGCAGGTTCTTCCTGAGCCGACGCGGCACGCGCGAGACACGATTCGCCCGGTCCGGCGTCCGAACGGAACGACGCTGCTGTTCCTTGGCGCCGGGCTGATGATCCTTGGAGCGGCCATTGTCGGGATGTACGTGCTGGATGCGTCGTCTGTCGGCGGGCGCCTCGTCGCCTCATGGGTCGGCGGCGGCATGTTCCAGCTGGGATTGTTTTTGAACCTTGCGGGATGGATCGTGCGGGCGATCTGGTTTCTTCCTGGGGACGAGACCAAGGTCCCGGCAGCTAATCCACCCGCATCAGCGCCGCCTTCACCGCCCGCGCCACCTGCCGCGAGCTCGCACTGAGCGCCCGCGCCTCGGCGCCCCCGGGCGCGTTGATCGTCACATTGATTCTCACCTCCCGCGCCCCAGCGGGAGCCATCGTCTCCACCCGCCCGCTGGCGGTCGGCACGAACAGCTCCGGCCCGCGCTCTCCCACCAGGAAGGCGCGCCCCGGCGCCACCGGTCCGCCAGTCGCCCGCCCCGGCGCCCCCAGCAGCCCGCCGAGCAGCCCCGTCAGCAGCCCGCCCAGGCCGCCGCCGCCAAGGCTTCCCAGACTGCCGATGCCGCCGCGGATCGCGCTCGCCGCAATGTCAGCCATCACCGCCAGGGCCGTGCTCTTCAGATCCTCGAAGCCGAACTTGCCCGTCCGCACCGCCCGGATCAGCGCGTTCTCGAGCCTCAGCCCGGCCCGTTCGAGCCCGTCCGCAAACGGCCCGTCCAGCTCCGCCCGCATCGCCGCTACGTCGCGCGCGAACGCGCCCGTATCCGCCCGCACGCTGACGATCAGCCGCTCAATCTCCTCATCCATCACCTTGACTCCGCTCAGGCTGATCTTGTCGAAGCCCTGCCCTTGTTTCCCTGCCTCTGAAGAACGGAACGCGTTGGACAGGCTCAGGCGGAGCGGGCGGAGAGTTCATCGGGGAACATCTCCTTCAGCCGGGCCAGGTCCGCGGCGCTCGCGGCATCGCCCCCCCTCCCGCCGGCCAGCGCCTGCAGGACGCCCGCCACCTCGAGCGGTGTCGCTTGCCAGAATTCGTCCGGCCGCCAGCCGAGCAGCGCGCCCGCCAGTCCGGCCAGCCGCCCGGCGCTCTCCACGAACATCGGCATTATGCCCGCCCCGCCAATATCTGCGCGATCAGCAGCTTCAGCACCGGCGCGGTCCGCGCCAGCCCGAGCTCAGCCACAGCCTCGCCGACGCGCTCGCGCGACAGCATCGCCGGCCGCCGGTCCACGCAATGCCAGAACAGGGAAGCCACCTCCCCCAGCATCAGCCGCCCTTCGGCCGCCCGCTCGACGAGCGCGAACATCGATCCCAGCTCGCCTTCCGCGGCCACCAGGGCGGCGAAGCTCGGCCGCAGCACCAGCCGCTCCCCGCTTACGCAAAGCTCAGCCTCCCCGCGCGCGGGATTGGCCGCTTTCGGGCTCATGAAACCGCGGCCACCTGGCCCGAACTCTCCAGGCTCAAAGTGTAGGTCCGCTCGCCATTATAATCGCCGGCATAGTCCAGCCGGGTCACCAGGAACCGCCCCCGCATCCGCTCGCCGCTCTCGAAGCTGAGCTCGTAATCGTCCAGGACGCCGGTCAGCGCGTTGGTCTTCAGCCGCGCCTCCGCCGCCGACCCGGTGAAGATGCCGCTGCCCGCCACTGAGACGGAGCGCACCCCCGCCCCGGAGAGGAGCTCGCGCCAGCCGCCGCTATCCTTGGAGGTGACGTTCACCGCCTCGCCATTGACCGATAGCTGCGTCGTCCGCAGCCCAGCCACCGTGGCGTAGGCGACCGGCGCCGCGCCGTTGCTGATCTTCAGCAGAAAGGCGCTTCCTTTTTCTGCGCTCATGGAGCATTCTCCTTGGTCGGTTCTGAGTCGTACGGGGAAATGAAAATGATGATTTCGTCTGTACTTAGCGCTCTGCTGGCGCTCACGGCCGCGCAGCAGGTCCGCGACGGCGTGACGGCCGCCCAAGGTGCCTACACCTCCTGCCTCAGCCGCTTTTCCCAAGCCAGTCTGAGCGACCGCAAGAGCACCGCGGACTTCACCACGGCCCTGCCCCAGCAATGCACGGAGCAGGAGCGCGCCTATCGGGAAGCGATGATCCGCCGCGACACCGCCAGCAGGATCAGGCGCGCCGAGGCCGAGGAGGCTGCCAATGAAGAGATCCAATATGCGCGGCAGAACGTGCTCGAAATGTACACGGAGTCGATGACTCCCCCTCGCTGACCCGCTCCTAGCCCCGCAGCATCCGTGCCCTGAATTCGCTCACGCCGGTCCAGCTCGGCCCCGGCGCCCTCAACAGCCGCGAACGGATCCGCACCAGGGTCACCAGCCGCCACGGCATGGATGGGGGCCCGAGCCCGGGCCCCAGCCCCTCGACCGCTTGCCGGGCGCGCTCCGTGAGCGACCGCGTCCGCGCGGGCTGCTCCCCGCCGCATCGGATCAGCACCGCGAACCGGATCTCCGCTCCCTCGCCGCTCTTGTGTCCCCAGTCCGTCTCCGGCCCCGCCTCCACCACCGCATGGCCGTCCGCTGCTTGGATCGGCGCGCCGTCGGACACGCCGCTCAGGCCCGGCACCTGCCTCAGGGCCGCCGCCACCGCCGCGACCAGGGCTCCCGCCGCTCCTTCACCGTCCATCGCGCTTCTCCGCCACCAGCCAGCGCAGCGCGGGGTCGGTCATGAACCGTGCCGCCAGTCCGCGCCCGCTCATCGCCACACCTTGGTCCTCGACCGCCACCGCCACTCCTTGCGGAGCCGCTTCCTCGATCCGCGCGGCAATTTCCTCGCGCCGCGCCGCGGCCCGCGCCTCCGCCCGCTCCGCGGCTCGCCTGATCAGGGTCTCGAACATGATCACGCCACCCGGAGCCGGCGCCACGGCCGCCACAGGGCCGCGACGCAGGCCGGCGGCGCCGTGTCGCCCTCGCCGCGCAGCCCGTAGAGATGAGCTGCCAATCGCACGATCCCCTGGCGCAGCGGCTCGGGCACGCCGTTCCAGTCCTCCGCCATGCCCGCCGTGAACCGCACCCGCGCGCGCTTGAACTCCGCCGCGCGCGCCACCCTTACCCAGCCGTCGCCGGCGGCATCCACGTCGATCGCGAAGCGTTCCGCCGCCAGCGCCGCCTCCTGGCCGTCCGGACCCAGCGATGCCACCGCCTCGATCGATCGCACCGGCGCCACGCCCAGCCGGCGCCAGGCCCCGGACGCATCGACGGTCTCCACCGCCTCGCGCGCGATCAGCGCCAGTCCCGTAAAGGCCTCGCAGGCCGCCTGGGCGCTGCGGATGAAGCCGGCGATCAGGGCATCCTCCTCGCTGTGCGCGACCCGCAGGAAGGCCTTGACCTCCTCCAGCGCCACAGCGGCCGGCGGCGCTGCCATCGCCACGCTCGCCATCAGCGTTCCTCCACCCGAAGCGTGATCGACCTCTGGTCGCTCCGCCCGTCCGACAGGGTCACGCGGTTGGTGGCGCTATAGACGTGGCCGGGCAGGCCCCCGGTCAGCGTCGCCGAAGTCCGCTCGAGGTCGAAGGTTGAGCCGTCCACGCCAAGCCCCCCCGTCTCGGTGGGCGTCACCGTCCAGGCGCTCGCGGCAACCACCTGCCCGTCCAGATACCCGCCCCAGTCGATGCGGTAGTCGACCCGCGACTGGGGGTCCTTCAGATAGAAGCTCATGACACTATCCCTGCTTGGCCCCTCGCCGCGTCGGGAGGGGCTGGGGTGGGGGGCGCGAGCCGCAAGGCTCGCCCGCAAACAATTCTAGGGCCGGGTCGCCCGCGCCGTCCGCTCGCCGGCCGCCCGGGAGGAAGCCTCCCCGCGCACGCCCCCGGGACGGGCGCCGCCATGCTCGCTGGCGAGCCGGCGCAGCGCGGCTTCCGCGATCGCCTGCGTTCCAATCGCCTGCCCGTCCATCGCTCAGCTCCCGATCAGGCCGTGCGCGGCGAGATCGTCGATCAGCGCCTTCACCCGCTCCGCGAGCTGCGCCGTCGTCACGCTTGCCGTGTCGAAGCCGCCGCGCGCCGCGGTGCCGCTGGGCGTTCCCCAGCCGGTTGCGCGCCCGCCCACCACCTTGGTGCCGCCGACCCGGTAATGGCCGGACACGTCGGCCTGGCCGACAATGCTCACGCCGCCGGTGCTGATGGATGCCACCTGCACCTCGTCCGGCCGGAAGTTGATGACCGCACCGTAGATATTGAGCACGCCGTAAGCGAGCGCTGTCCGGTTGTAGGAGACGATCTGCGACTGCCCCGCATTCGACCCGGCGATCTCGATTCCGAGCCCCGCCGCCCCGCTCGGCGCCGCCGACAGGATCTGCTCGAAGCGCGCCGACTGGCCGCCAGCCTGCCGCAGCCCGGCTGCGAACAGGTTGTGGCCCGCATGGACATTGTTGCCCGCCAGCAGCGGCACCGCCGCGCCCGACGTGCCGGTCTCCTTCGTCGCCGCCGAGCCCAGACCCAGCGCGGAGCGCTGCGCCGCCGCGTCCGCCGCGCCCGCAAGCGCCCGCCCTGCCGCTCCGAAGTCGGCGAGCGCCGCGCTGCCGGCGCCGGTGAAATAAGGCAGCTTGTCCGCCGCCCCGGCAAGGGCGGCGATCGCGCTCAGCTCCGCGTCGAGCGGCTGGTAACGGCCGTCATGGTCGTGCCCCGCCGCCGCCTTGGCCGCCAGCGCGGCCGCCAGCCCCTCAATATCCTCGATCGCCGCCGGGCCGTCGCTGCCGCCCGCCTCCTGCGCCGCGAACCACTCTGCCGCGACGGTCAGCGCCACCGTCTTCAGCCCCGGCGCGAAATCCACCGCCGCACCCCCCGCCGAGGACGCTGCGGGCTCACGCACCAGCATCCCCTCCTGCAGCTCCCCCTTGCCCGTCTCCCACTGCTCCGCGCGGGTCACCCCGGCGATGCAATAATGAAACCGCGCGCCCGCCGGCACCGTGTCCGCAAAGGGGCGGTGCCCCGGCAGCGCCCCCGCCAGCGGCAACGGCCCCGCCCCGATTCCATAGGAGAACTCCCGAACCAGATCGGCAAAGAACAAAGGCATGAGACTGCTCCCCCCTCTCCCCTTGCGGGCGAGGGATACGAAGCCTTGGCAGCGTGCTGCCCAGGCGAAGTCGGGTGAGGGGTTCCTCCCCGCGAGGCTTGGCCCCGCGGGGAGGGAGACCGCCGCCAAAGGCGGTGGTGGCGGGGCAATCCGGGCCGAAGTGCCGCTTCGGCGCGCGCGGCCTAGGCCGCGAACTTGAGAAGCTTGATGGCCTCGCTGTTCATCACCTGCCCGCCCACGCGCCGCGTCGCGTAAAAATGCACGAACGGCTTGTTGGTGAAGGGATCGCGCAGGATCTGCGTCTCGGTTCGCTCGGCGATCAGATAGCCCGCCTTGAAGTTGCCGAACGCAATCGACAGCGCATCGGCCGCCACGTCCGGCATGTCCTCGGCCTCCACCACCGGATAGCCCAGCAGCGTGTCCGGCTGCCCGCTCACCAGCCCCGCCTGCCACAGGAACGCCCCGTCCTGGGTCTTGAACTTGCGGATCCGCGCCGCGGTCGCCGAGTTCATCACGAACACCGCGCCCTGCCGGTAGGGCGAGCGCAGCGCCTGCACCAGGTCGATCAGCCGGTCCTGCGGATTGCTTGCGGGAAAGCCGCCCGCCAGGCCCGTCTTGAGCACCTGCAGCGTCCCGAACGGGCGCACGTCGTCGCCCGTCTCGGCCGTCGGCGCCGCCAGGAAGCCCTTGGGCTTGTTGATCCCGTTGCCCGCGACGAACGCCGCCCCTTCGGCCCGCGCGAACTCCCGCGCGATCTCCTCGGCCAGCCACGCCTCGACGTCGAACGCCGCGTCGTCGAGCATTGCCTGGCTCGCCGCCGGATTGGCGTACAGCTCGCCGAATGGCGGCGCCACTTCCTGGAAGACGGGCGTGTTGGTCTCGGCCCGCGCGCCCGTCTCGCTCGCCCAGCCCGACGGCGTGCCGCCGCTCGTCACCAGCTTGCGGTAGCCGGCCGATCCGACCTTCACCACGCTCGCGATCGCCCGGATGGGCGAGATCGCCGACAGCGTCCGCTCGATCGCCGCATCGATCTCCTCGGGCACGGCATAACCGCCCGCCGCGTCCGTCGCGCCCGACATCGCCTTCAGCTCTACGCCATGCTCCAGCCCGCGCCGCAAATAGCGCTCCACGAACGGCGAAACCTCGCTCTTCGCACCGCTCAGCAGCGGCCGCTCGCTCGCCGACAGCCGCGCCTTCAGCTGCGCCACTTCGGCCCGCAGCCCCTCGGCCTCGACATGGCTCTGCTCCAGCGCCTCGAACGACGCCTCCAACTTGTCCGTCACCACCTCAGTCATTCACTCTCTCCCGCTCCAAAAGAAAAAGGGGCGCCGAAGCGCCCCTCACCAACTCCCCGTCATCCTGGCCAAGGCCGGGACCCAGTACACTAGCCTTGCATCACTTCTTTCCCGCGCCCGAACGCTCACGCTCCGCTCTTTGGCGTGCCTGAGCCGCGGAGCAATCTTCGACCCAGCAGCTCACGCCTCTCAGCTCGACGCGCGTCCGCACCTTTTTCACCGGCCGGATCGAGAGCATCTCGTCGAGCACGATCAGGTGCGTGGCCAACCCCCCATGGCCATACTGCCCGACGTCGCGCGCCCGGCGGCCGATGAACTCCACTTCATATGTGAGCGTGTCCCCGATCCCCTTCGGCTCCGGAACGCTGTCGACATATTCGAGTTGCTTCGGCCACTCCACGTCGAGCCAAGTGTCCATTTCCGGTGGTGTTTTGGTTTCGCTCAGTAACCGCACCGACTCCACCTCAACTCCTTCCGGAAGGAAGTCCGACTCCTCATTGCCAACGAACCACGTCCCTCGGATCCGCTCCGGCGGCAGCAGCTCGACACAATCACGGTAGTCGAGTTGGACGATCATCCCGCCCTCGCGCCGAGAGCACGGGTCCCCGTCCAGGCTCGCGCTCTGCTCCTCCACGATTTGGTTCACCGAGTTCACCCGGCTCGATTTGGCTGGCTCGTTGTGAGGGCCTGTCCCGGCCGGCGAGCAGGCCAGGAAGAGCAACGCGCTGCCTAAGGCGATTGTGGCTCGCATCGCCCGAGCTTAGCGGTTCGGCCCGTAATTTCCACCGCATGCACCCGCGCCAGCGGCTGCATTGGGAAGCTGACCAGGCTCACCTCAACCAGCTCCAGCCGGGTCAGCTCCCGCGGCCCCGTCCCCCGCGCCTCCCGCACCCGGTAGCCGAAGCTCAGCCCCTTCACAGAGCCTGCTCCGACCAGCTCCGCCGCCCGCTTGTCCAGCACCCGCCCGATCACCCTCAGGCCGCGCTTATCCTCGCGCAGATATTCCACCCGCCCGACCACGCGCCCTGCCTCATGCTGCCACAGCAATGGCACGTCGCGCGGTAAGCGCCCGAACGCTCCCTTGCGCACCACGTCCCCGCCCCGGTCGACCCGGTCGAACACCGCCGCATAGCCTGCGAAGCGCACCGCCTTGTGCTCCTGCGAAAGCACCAGCCCATCTGGCTTGGAAGCCTGGATCCCTGCTTTGGCAGGGGAACACGGGAAACTCACCCGAGCCTCTCCAGCAAACCCATCTTCACCGCCATCCCCGCCACCAGCAGCGCCAGCAGGATCCGCACCGCCCACGTCACCACCGCGTTCCACGCGCTCTTCTTGGCGTCGCGCCACGCCTGCAGCACCTCGCGCAGCTCGTCCATGTCGCGCCGCGCCTTGGGGTCGGCGAGCCCCAGCGCCGCCAGCGCCCGCTCCGCCCCCACCTCGCTCGCCTCCTCCGCCAGCGCCCGCAGCGTCACCAACGCCGCGCCTTCCTGCCCCGCCTGGCGCATCAGCTGCGCCAGCATTGCCTCGTCACTCATGATTCACCCTCTCCCGGCAGGGGAGAGAGCACCGTCCGCCGCAGCCAAAGGCGAAGGCGGATGGGAGGGTGAGGGTCCGCTTCCCACCCGCGCAAACCCCAGCATCTCCCGTTTCTCCTCCGCGCTCAAAAAATCCGCCGCGCTGACCTGCGCCCAAAGCTCTCCGCGATCCGAGTGCAGCGCGCTCACCTGATCGACATCCACTGCCAGCCTGAGCCCCGGCCACCAGGCGGCAAGCCCCTCGGCCAGCCCGTCCAATATTTTCCCGGCCATCGGCAGCACCGTCAGCCGCCACAGCGAGCGCACCGCCTCGCGGTAATTGGCATAGGTGTTGTCGCCCGGCAGGCCGAGCAGCATCGGCGGCACGCCGAACGCCAAGGCGATCTCCCGCGCCGCCGCCGCCTTCACTTCGACGAAGTCCATGTCGGCCGGCGACAGGCTCATCGCCTGCCACTTCAGCCCGCCCTCGAGCAGCATCGGCCGCCCGGCATTGCCGGCACCCTGGAACTGCGCCTCCATCTCCGCGCGCAGCCGCTCAAATTGCGCCGGCGCCAGCACCCCGCCGTCGCCCGGATCGTAGATCAGCGCCCCCGAAGGCCGCGCCGCATTGTCGAGCAGCGCCTTGTTCCACCGCGCCGCCGCATTGTGCACCGCCACCGCCGCGCCGGCCGCGCCCAGGCAGCCCAGCCCATAATGGTCGTCGAGCGGATGCTGCGCCCTCACATGCACCAGCGCAGGCCGCCCCAGCCCGTCCGCCGCCGGATAGCGCCGCACCGCCTGGCCGGCCTTGTAGACATAGGCCGCCGGCCAGCCGCCCGCATCCGCCTCTACCTTCACCCGCTCGGGCCGCAGCGCGAACAGCCCCGCCGGCGCCCCGCTTGCATCCTGCGCCACCGCGAGGAACGCATTGCCATGCAGCAGCAAATGCGTCGCGGCGGCTTCGAGCAGGCCGGGCGTCACCAATGCCTTGTGCTCCTGCGAAAGCAGGAGCCCAGCGGCGCCCGAAGCCTGGGCGCCTGCCTGCGCAGGGGCACAAGCCACGTCCACCGTCACCGACCCCACCGCCTCCGCCACCAGCCGCACCGCCCGCTGCGCCACCGCATTGCCGAGATAAGCCTCCCGCACCTGCGCCTCATAGGATCGCGGCCAGGCCTCCCCGCCCGCTCCCCAGCCACCGCGCAACAAAAAAGGCCGCCCGGCCTCCCGAGCGGCCTTCCGGCCAAACCATCTCATGCGAAAATCTCCCTTTCCGACAAGCGTGGTGGGCGTCAGCCCCTAAGCCGCTGGTTGCCTCGACCTTCAAAGCCCCCGCACCGCCGGCCGCCCCTTGCCGCGCAGCATCAGCTCGGTCATCGCCCACACCATCGCGTCCGCCCGGTCCGGCGACCGCGTCGGCCCCGCATAGCCGCCGCCGATCGTCAGCGCGCACAATTCGTCCTCGAGCTGCGGGAACACCCCGGCGAACTTCGCCCGGCCATTCTCGAACAGGGCGGCCACCGGCTCCGCCCGCGCCGCCTTGCCGCGCCGGGCGTGGACCAGCCGCACCGGCAGGGCGCAGTCCGCCGCCTGCAGCACGCTGCGCACCATCTCGCCGCCCTGGTTCGCTTCCGCCACCACGCGGTCTGCGCCGCAGGCCTCCGCGGCCGCCGCGACGGCACGCGCCCATCCGTCGGGCGACAGCCCGCCGACGCTGTGATCGCCCAGCACATAGCCGATCCCGTCCGCGCCCAGCGCCACCGCCACGATCCCGCACGCGTCGCCTTTGGCCGACACCGGCGGATCCACCCCGATCACGACGCGAACCAGCAACCCCTCTCCCGCTTGCGGGAGAGGGAGGGGCCCGCCGCCGTCCGGCGGTCGGAGGGGGAAGGTCTGTCGGTCTGCCTCCAGCAGCGCCTCCGCCGCCCCCCCCAAGCGGGAGGGGAGGACGCATCGGCACCGCTCCACCAGCGCCCTCGTCCACAGCGCCCCTTCCACATCCTCGATCAGCTCGCCGTCCAGCTCCTGCCGCCCCGTGCGGGTGCCGCCGTAGCGTTCCTCCATCCCCTCCACATAGGAATCCGGCAGATGCGGATTGTCGCGCGTCCGCCCCCGCGCCTGAGCCGTCTCGCGATCGTCCAGGATCCGCTTGAGCAGCGGCACCGGGCGCGGCGTGGTCGTCACCGTCGCCAGCGGCCGCGCGCCCAGCCGCAGCCCCAGCATCAGATTGTCCCAGGTCTCCTCGGGATAGCGCCATTTGGCGAGCTCGTCGCACCAGGCGAAATGGTGCTCCGGGCCGCGCAGCTTCTCCGGATTCTCGCCGGAATAAGCGAAAGCCTGCGCCCCGGACGCGAACGTCACAGTCCCGGCCGAAGGCCGCCAGATCAAATCCTCATGCTCCAGCGCCACCGCCATCAGCCCGCTGCGGCCGCGCACCATCACCTGGGCGACCTCGTCGATTGTCGCGCCGATCAGGGCGATCCGGCAGAACGGGAAGGTGCGCGCCATCTCGCTCACCCATTCCGCGCCGGCCCGCGTCTTGCCGAAGCCGCGCCCCGCCAGCATCGTCCACACGCGCCACTTCCGCTCCGGCGGCATCTGCCCCCGGTGCGGCCGCCAATGCGGCACGCGGGGGGTCACGGCCCTGTCGACCGCTTCAAGCTCGGCCAGGTTCGCGCCCGACAGCACCTGCTTCAACTGGCTGCGCCTTGTACGCAAATCCCCCATCACGCCGCATCTCCCGCGCCCGCGCCGCCTTGAGCGGCGCCAACTTGTCCATGATCGACTGGATCAGCTGCTCGCGCGATTGCGGCGCCGCCCCCTTCCTGGCGCCCGCGCCCGCGTCCGCCTTGCCCGCCCGCCTCTGCTTGAGCAGCGCCTGGGCCAGCGCCGGATCGACCTTCGCCCCGCTTCCCACGCCCGCTTCCCGCAGCAACTTTGTTTCGAGGCGGTCGTAACCGGCCGCGATCACCTCATCGAACCGGATCGCGAAGTCGGGGTGCCGCACCCTGAGCTCGCACATCTGGAACCAGGTCAGGCCGGCTTGCTCGCACGCTTTGTCCGGATTGTAGGTCTGCGCCAGCACCTGCAGGAACACCTCCCGGCGCTTCTTCGTCCAGCGCAGGTCCAGCGGCTTGGCGCCGCCGCCGGCCGCCGGCTTCTCGTCCCCATCCATTCCCGCCTCCGCTCCTCACGCAAAAAGGCCGGCCGCGACCCAAGCCGCGCCGGCTGTTCCCGTCCTGCCGGACCTGATCCGGCATCACCTGATCTGCTTGTGCGCTGGTTTGTCTGCTGTTCCGCCGCTTCGTCGGAAGCCGCGGAGAGGGCGGTGCGAATCAGCTACACTTCCTCAGCCTGTATACTTTGTGCCATATCAGCGTCACGCTGTCAAGCATTAATTACCGATTTGGTTAGAGTGTGTCAGCGCCTCGGCGGCAGCGCCGTCCCGTCGATCCATCCTTCGCCGGTGGAATAGAGACTGGCGCTCTCGCGCCGGCCGAATCCGGGGCGACGGTAGGGCACCGCCGCGGGCGGGTCCCCCTCGCCCGGCTGGCCGCTTCCGAAATGATCCTCGTCCAGTGGCT